CTCCACCTTCAAGCCTTAATAGGCTTAATCGTTTGCACTTGTCTTTTGATGGATCGAGTGAATGATACAAACCGTCTTCTTCTCTTCTTTCGAACCATTTGTTTCCATCTGGTTCATAGTTGTAGACACCGCGCGGTAACGCAGCGGTAGACACTAACAACTCGCAATCTTCGTCCAAAACTCCTAACAACTCTTCTTTTAAATAAACAGAGACAGTGGGAGAAAACATGGAATCGGAACTTGCACTACTACTACTTTCGGACCTTTCATTAGGTTCTTGTAGTCATTTAACTCCACTAGGAGCTCCAATCACCAGATCTTCAGTGACAGGACCATACTGCCTGCACATGATAATCATGGAGACTTGCGCTCCTTTCGTAACAAAAAGGTGAAACCTCGGAATCGCCAAGAAATCAACCGTTGGGTGAACCATTTTGGAAAACACCCCAGGGACTTCGAAATCCCATTTGTGCTCTTCATTGAGCTTCAAGGAATTGCCCCCAGTACGCAATCCATTCATTCGTCCAGCCACTTGGGTCGTACTTAGACCTGAGCCAACTGGAGACCAACCTGCGTAAACCTTCTCTGAAGATGCAGAAAAGTTCACTTTGACTTGGATCTTGTCCAAGGTCAGTCTTGCGAACTTGAAAACGCTATCGCCTAAGATCTCATTGATCGATCCTATGACATTGACGTCTTTGGTTGTGTTGTCTTCCCAAGTAACATTGAAGATAGCCTCAGAGCCCAACGGAACAGCCTCAAACACCGGTAAACCGGGTGAAGGTATGTCCTTAATGACACTTTCCTGTGCCATAATTTGTTGGATTCGACCATCGGCAGGTGTACTGCCTCCTCTTAAGGCCTCGTGGTCGTCATAGTCAAAATGATCTTCAACATGATATTCCTCTGTGATAGGAACTGGTTCATAGTAAGTGGGATCTCCTGCTTCGTTCTCAACCAGTACACTCTCGAACTCGGGAGACTTCAGCTCGTGAGGTTCTAGCCAACCATCCAACTCGATTGAGTCAACCCGGAATTGCTCCCAAGCCAAACCGACGTTGGTGCGCATGAACTTGCGCAAGTTGAAATAGATCCTCGTTAGGACTGAATGCGCCATCATCTGTTCTTCATTCAAGATGCTATACAAAACTTCTCTCGTATTGTAAACAGTAGCGAAACCTGGAGCGTAACCAACCACTGCTTCTTCAACCTTGCCCATCTCCACCATTTTCATGAAGTTGGTGTACAAGATTAAAGGATCTTTGATCACTGCTCTTTTGATCAAATAGGAGCAAAAGGTTCCGTGGTCGGTACTAAACTCATCTTTCTCTTCCAAGGTGTCGTATTCCGCGAACAAAGCGAATTGCGGATTTTCAGGAGGCTTGCTGAACAATAGCAAGTCATCTCCTCCCCACATTCCTGGATCTTTGGAACTTAGATTCAACTGGAATGCTTTGCGCGCTATCCTTGTCATGGTATTGGTCAAGAAAGTGAAAATCTCTCCAGACATAGTAGAGGTGCCAATCTCTTTTCCATTGACAGTATTCTCTAATTTGCTTTTCTGATACAACTCTACCACCTCTTGAGGGGCTCCGAAGTAATGTAATAAGCTTTCTGTGACACGAACGCCCCATCCTTGGACGCTTTGCTCATACGCCGTACCGTCACTTGCGTAATAGAACCCACCCGGATCATTCAACATCACCCAATCAGACATTTCTTGATAAGTCTTTTTCATGTTGATGAACACATGCTTTGGGCAATGACGAACGATCTGTGAGGCCAAATAACGACCCCACGGTCCTAACGCGAAAAGCTCTTTGTCGCCTCGAATTTGAATAGTCTGCGGCGCTTTTCCGGCAACTTTTAATTTGTCTTGTTGCTTTATGACCACTGTAGGTCGGAAATCAGTGTCAGCCCTGTTCAAGGACGACAGTTTCAACGCCTGAGACCTCTCTGCTCGACTTTCGTCGAATAGCTGTACACTCTGCTCGAAAAGGGATTGATCCAGTCCAATAGGATTGTCTGACCAATTCATGTACCTCTTCAAGGCTCGGAAACACTCATCTCCAAACTCCAACTGATTTGCATATTCTACATAGTTTTCTGCATGGGTCTGCTTCCTAATTCTCTGGTCCATACCCGTACGGTACAAAGGAGCATCCTTTGTTCTGTGATGATTGGCCAAGTTAAGCCACTTAGGCAGGAATAGAGTCGGATTGTCTTTGCCCTTTCCTTTCAACATGGACTGCAATTTCCTAGTTGCTTCCATAGTAGCTTTCTTTCTTGCATTGAAAGCGGTAGCCGGATAACGTGCCACGGCATCTTTACG